CGTAGCCCACTGAAGAAGTTACCTAACAAATCAGCAGACCAACCTACTGGCACTGGGTATGTAGTAGAAGCTGTGACCGCTGTATTAGCAATGTCCCATACAGCAAATGGATGCTGAACGATATATACGTTAGGACCAAACTTATTACCCTTGGCATATGCCACGGTTGCGGATACATTAGCCAGGCTCATGCTACGCCCGGCTGCACCTATGTCAGTGCTAAAGCCGGAGTACAGAGCTGTTACGTCTGTGTCCTTCTTCCTAGCCATACCATCACCAAGCTGACGTCCGATCATGCTAAACACATTCTCTGTACTCTGGCGCACCAGTTTGTCAGTCAGGATGATTTTTGCCCCTACCTCATTAGCTGTGAGGTCAACAGTGGTCATGCCAATGTCTTCCTCGTCTATGATGTCTTGCCCGTCTACTAAGTCGGACATGGACATCTGGCCTACCTTGGGAACAGTTACCTGTTTGGCTCCTTTCGGTAGAGTGAATTGCTCTATCAAGTTCATAGCTGGTGCGTTATGCTCCTCAGTATAACGAGCAGCGGCTATGATGATATTCTGAGCCTTTTCGAGATTGCCTGTCGTTGCTGTCTGTGCCATAATATATGACCCTCCTTATTTAACTTCCCATGCCCGCAGCTCGACGTGCTGCTGCTATATGGGCTTCGGTTTTGTATCCCCCAATATATTCCCTCAACAGTCGCTCCTGGTTGCTTGTTGCTTCCGCCGCGCCCTGACTATTGTCGAAAGTCTGCGGTGCAACCTGCCCCTGTTTTAGCCGAGATATCTCGGCTGCTTGTTGACGGAGCTGCGCGATCCGCTTTGCCTCGCGCTCCATGTCTTGTGGGTTCGTAAATCCAGTTAATGACTTATAGTCCTCTAGCATTTGTTTATTGGCTAGTCCGTACTTATCAAGCATATGAAGGGTGGCTGCCTGCCTGCCTTCTATGTTGCGTATTAAGTCAAGGTCTTTGCTCTGTTGATCACGTAGTTGCTTCTGGCCTGCTACATGTTGCCTGGCTATTTGTCTGGCACTCTGTGGATCTGTGCCCTGTTCCTGTGCCCTGCGCTCAATAGCCTGGGCCTGGCGATATACTTGCTGTTCCCATTCTTTCTGGGCGTTGACCTGCCGCATAGTATGCAGCTCCTCAAGTTCAGCGCGCATATCCGGTGCGGGCGACGTGGGCGGCGCAGATGGATCAGGCTGTTGCTGTATCGGAGGCTGTATAGCCTCTACGGGTACAGGGGGCGCACCCTCTGTACCAACCACCGGCTCATCGCTTGGCGGGCTATCATCTCCCGGCTCAACGGGTGGAGCCTCCGGTGTTTCCGGTTCTATAGGTTCTTCTGCGTCTACTGACATTACCATTTCCAAACTCCTCTCTTATTTCTACATATTTCCTGAATGTTTGTCAAGGCTGATGATATTTATATAGCGTCTCTTGTGTGACATCTTCAGATAGTATGTCTCCGAAAAATGACAGAATGGTGGACGTATCCATCGGGTTTCTTTCTATCTGTTGTAAAACCCCTTGCGTTGTTTGGCCTAACCTAGTTAAAGGGTCAGAGTCCCAACCTGTAGTTACCTGGAGCATAGCATCTACCTTCGGGTTTGCAGCCTGGAACTCTATCTTCGCCTCGCGTGCGTTCTTAAGCAAGACTCTGAATAAGTCATTCTTGTGTTCTGTTTTCTTTCTGTCTTTCGAGCTTTGATGTTTCCATTGGTTATATAGCTCCATTGTTTCTTGGGCGCGTCTGGGATATTGCCTGTTTAGCCTCTCGACAAGATAATTCTTTTCTACTTCATAGTAACCAGACTGTGCAATACGCTCAGATATTTCCAGCATAGCACTGGCAACGGGAGGGGCTTCTCGTTTGGCTGACTGTTGTACCCTTAATAGATAGGACGCAATGTCAGAATCCGCTAGAGTCTTAAACCTCTTCTTCATATCGACCGCCCACTCCTCGAGCTTGCGGTCTCGCTTATCCCAGTCCGGTTCACCCGTGGCTGGGATAATGATGTTATCTTCTCCATATAGCTTGTCATAGTAAGACGCCTGGGCAAAGTCATATACATCAACATCAGCGTTAGATAATATACCCAAAGAAGATTCCCGTCCAAAAGTAAACAGCTCGTCTACACCCCTAAAAGCTCCCTGTGGCCCGGTAAGGGCACGTCTTTTATCTGAAGCCTCTTTACGTATCTCTCGTACATCTGCGTAATATGTTGTTATGTTTTGCATTCCATTAGCTATAAATGCGTCTTCAGCTACCTGTAAAAAATTCTGCTCCTCTACTAAAAGGCGGTCTCGTTCAGCTTTGTATCTAGTGTACTCGCTAGCACTATTCCGAACCCTCTCGTCAATCTTAGCCTTTGCCTTCTCCCAATCCTCTGGAGATAGAATATCTGCAAAGCGACCTTCTTCTGTCATTCTTTTAATGTTCTTGCGATAATCGCCGGCAACCTCAGAGAAGCTTGGCGTCTGGTTGCCCGACAACAATCTCCTGATGCTGAGACTAACATCAAAGCCACGCCCATCATTCCATCCACCCTTACCAATGTCCCTTAGATACTCTGCCAGTTCGCCTTCAGTCATACTGAAAGCTTCCTGTAAATCTACATTGGTCGGGCCTAGTTCCAGAACCGATGCATACACCTCATCCAATGTTTCATTAAGGGATTCATAGCTACTCTTTATGCCAAACAATTGGCCGAGTCCCTGGCCTGCTGCTGTCGCAATGTCTGCTCCACCACCCAATACATCGCCTTGTCTTATCTGTTGCACCCCTCCATATGTCCTCTGTATTAAGGATTCCTTACCCGGATCTGCACGGAACAGTTCGTCCCAGGCAAAGGGAATCAGGTGTTCCGCCAAAGTCCCTATTGTTTGTCCGCTCATTAGGCTATCAAAATTACTTACATGTACTATCTCGCCATCGACTAACTGCTTGCCGACAATAGGACGTGTAGTCTGGCCAATAGCATCCGTGCCCGTAGCAAGATCCATAGCTAGACTTGCAGCAGGTCCGCTAACTAATCCCCGGAAAGCCTTGAAGCTCTCGTCTATTCCGCCCCCCTCTCCTATGCCATTTGCCACAGCAAAGAATGGCGTTGATGCTATTCGGAACATTGTATCCCAGGGGCCGAATAAACTAATATCTAAATCCCCTACATGGATACGCATAAAGTTTGGGTTGAAGTGCCACTTACCGGTTGCCTCGTCTCGTAGCCAGGGACTGATATCTGTTTCTTCTCCCATCGCTTCATTGATAGCAAAGGTAAGGAATGTTGCCGTGCCCATCATTTTACTCATGTATTGTTTGGCAATGCGTTCCTGTAATGTAGCCCTATCTCCTTTAGCGGCTCCCTTAATAGCATGGCCTGCGAAACTCATTCTGGCGGCAAAGAAGCGTGGTGCAAATAAGAGGAACTGGCCTATACTGCCACCATACCCACGCTTACCCACACCGGTCATTACGTTTACTATAGAAGATATCTGTGCTGCATCCCCACTATCTATGAGTTGCTTGGTAGTCATCCCTGTATCCACCATTCGTAATTGCATTTCAGCATCAAAGAGCTGATATCGTAGTACGTTGCCGTAGTGCGTAAATGCTCTGTCAAAGTTTTTCAAACCAGGAAATTGAGCCATGCGCCTATTAAGGAACATATCCGGGGCATTGCCTAGTATGGCCAACCCAGAACTGGCAGCTTCTAGTGGTGTTGCCCTACCTGTTTGTTTAGCCAACACATCTTGTAGCTGGAAGAACTCTCCAACAACCTCGGGTCCTGCATGAACAAAAGCTTCCCAGGAATCACGAATGGCAGTGATGCCATCACCCCGTCGGTCAGCTACAAGTAAATGCTGACCCCTGCCTGTACCTTTGCGCAACGGGTCTTCTACGACACGACGTAGTGCATCGTTCATAACCGTAGACCACCCTTGAATACCCATAGCACTCATGTCCCCAGTTGCACCATAGGTTCTCATCAGATTGTTAAGAGCCATATACGCTTTGGCAAAACCTGATGGATCTGTAGTACGCTTTATAAACTCTTGGCTCTCTATGATGGCGTCTCTAAATAATACCGGGAAATAATGTCCCTCAAGTCCAATGCCGGATAACTGGCCCATACGGCCCGTGACCTCTTTTTTCATCTGTTCCATATCACGGGTAGCCTTCTTGAATAATTTTGTAAGTCTCTCTTTCTCGGCCTTGTTCCAGCCCTTGTTGGTCATCAGGCTATCTATTTCTTTTCTCCACTTAACAAGGCTTGCCTCGAGGCGATCCGTTTCCGCCCGTGCTATCACAGATATATCAATGTCTCCCAAATCGCTAGTGACATTAGGGGTGATTTTACCGGCTGCTTCCATCTCGGCAATAATAACCTCAGCTCTCGATAGGAGACGTGCCTGCCTGCCACGGCCCGTCCATTCTCTTCTGGCAACATTCTTTAATAGCCGTTTGATCTCGACCAAGTTAATGTTGTATTTTTTATAAACCTTTTCGCCAACAAGCTGTGCGACTGTGCCATATCTACCCTTCATGTTTTCATTGGCAATCCGATTAACATACTGGCCCAGCTTTCTGTTCTGCACTATGTTGCCTGCGTATTCCACAAACTCACCGTTAGATACAGCAGGACTGGCATACACATGACGAAAGAACATGCCTAGAGCCTGCGAGGGCATCTCTCGTTCTTTCACGGATTTCACTCCCCATCTCTTTGGTATATCACCCTGGTCTGATAATTCTAATTCACTCAACCCCCGTGACAACACACCATCATCTTGTACCGATTCTCCCATGACATTACTGGGCTGATATCCGGCACCTTCATTGTATAAAACGTGGCGAGCTTTGCCAGCTCCGCCAACTCCCTCTTGGATTAATTGCGCCTCATACCTTTTGGGTATCGCGGCAAGTTCAGACATAATGTCATACGCTGACACCTTGTCTCCTTCTTTGAATCCAAACAACGAACCCCCACGTTTATTAACTCTCCCTATTAGATCCTTGTCTAGCGTAACAACGGCAGACTTTAATGCAGCTACATATAAAGGTAGTCGCTCCACTACATCACGATATCCCGGCTGTAGAGTCAGGCTTATGTCTTCCCCCCTCATATTTTTTTTCACATCGCCAGGAGCAATATTCTTATACCTCTGGCCTGCGGGAGTACTGAGGTCAACTATAGAGTTACCCAATACAGTTTGATCTATATTGTTGTCTATAAAATATTCATCTGTAAAAGCAAAGTTAATCTGATTGCCCTGTTTCTCTGATAACAATAAGTTCTCTAAGAGTTCCCCCTGGGCGGTAACAATATTATTGTCCGCATCAAAAGATTGTGCTATGCGCCTTTCAATCGGACCACCCATGTTGGACTTTAATAGTTTAGGAAACAATGCCTGTATTGTGGCAATCCCAATCCCCGTCTTTTCCCTAACAACGGTCGCATGTCCTTCAACCCGGTTAGCCGTACCGTCAGACCAACTTTTAATCTTGTCAGCAGCTTCCCTTCCAATCCCCCGTTCATATAATTCTTCTGCGGTCTCAGGTTTTGTCCTTCGTTGAAAAAGATCCGGTATTATTGTGGATTTGCGTCGCAACATGTTGTTGGCCGTAGCCATTAGATTATTTGTTGCATTAACCGCTGTTTTATCTGCTATGGCCGACTTTACATTTTGATATGTCTGTAGCATTTTGCTACCAAACCCGGTCCTTGGTGACACCATCTCAATATCCGGTACACCAAAGGTGTTGTCATTGGCAGACGCTTGCTGTGCGGCAAAATCGTTTGCTGCGTTTGGCCTGATGTCCGGGGTATCAACTAGGCGTTTGGCTTGATGAATATCCACGATAGGCTGTATAAAGTCCCTGGTCACCGCCCCATGTATGCCATTACCAAGTACTGTCTTGGCAAGTTGATTGCCTGTGTAATCCTTCCCATATTTACCTGGGGGCGGTATAACGAAATCATCAGGAAGGCCCATGTACCTTTTCCACATATCAGGGGTTGCCCTTATCACTTTCGTCGCTTCATCATCAATCCCTGTTGGCCCTGGCAGAATAATACGTGGCACTTGCCCCTTGGACGCTACAAGTGTTCCCCCTGCCTGTGGCCCAGCGTACTCCCTAGTATGAAGGTTTCTCCCGGAGTTTCTCGCGTTGGCCTCTTCAAAGACACCTGATCCCCCTGTGGTTAAAATAGGCCGGTTAGAATCTAGCTTTCCTTCTGCAATCATAGTACGTATTCGGTCTACCTCCCAATGGGTCTCACGGGTGATAGGCCTAAACGCCTGGGCGAGTGACATTGCATTACCAGCATCCTCTTCTGCTTTAATTAAATCCTCCAGGTTGTCATACCAGTCTGTCGGACCTGTTTTCTCAGGAAGAGCTGGAAGCTCACCAACATCATTGCGAACAGCCCTAAGAAGCATTCTAGGTCTGTGCTGCGACCCACCGTAGTCAGCAGCATTTACTAGTTGTACATCCCATTTATACCCAATAGAATCTGCATCTATTGCATCTGTGATTTGCTTAAACAGCAACGTGTTTTGATACTGCGGAACATTTTCTATGGTAATAGTCTTGGGGCTGGTCATGCGTATGTTTCTTGCCACGGATGTTGCGATGGCATAATCATTCTCGTCAACTATCCGGTTGGGATTTATTAATGAAAATTTCTTACAAACTGGAGAGGCGTGGTAATGCTCGGCATTAGAAGCGATCAGTGACTGCAAGGAAGCATCATCAGCAATGCTCCTCGCGGTGAAGTTCGTTCCATGTGCGATATTGAACGCCTGGATAATCTCTGGATCATATTCATCAACGTGTACATTAACGTAAGAACCTGGTTTTAGGCCTCCAGCAAGTGTGCCAGTACCAGCCATAGACTCCGCTAGGCGTACTACCGTGGTAACTGGTGCGGTAACTGTGCCTTCCACTTCTTGTCGAGGCAAAACCCAAGTCGGATTGTCGAGCTGTTCTTCAAACATTTCATCGTAGAAGACATAATCAAAAGGTACGCCTTCAATATGTCCGCTGTTCACGGCATCATCAACTGCTTGCTTTGCAGTTGCGTTAACCTGATCCATGGGCAGGCCCTCTTCCTGTGCCTTCCTGCGGAACTTATTAACCATAGTTTCAAGTCCCCTAAATGTTAGCCTGGTACCGGCAATGCCACCTCGGACGCCAGTAAAGGCTGCTTTAAAAGGTGCTGTTATTATGCGCCCTGCAAGATCATCAATACGTTTAGGAATTAATAATGCTTGTCTGGTTGCTTCTGTGGTAGCCCTTACCGTATTACGTGCAGCTTGTTGAGCCAGGGTATCAGCTCCCATCTGAGCTGCTTTCCTAGCACCTAGCCTTGCAACAGTCTTTGCGGCAAATGCCGTGCCCCCGGTTAATACCGTCTCTCCAATACCGGCTGCCACTTCCGTTGGCAGTTCAACAAGCATCCTGTTAGAAAACTCTACCGGCCCAACCTTATGGCGTTCTGTTAGCCAGGGCATTGCTACATCCTGGACTTGCGCCATGATATCGTATTCTTCTGTCATCGTGGGATTACGGCCTTCACGATCACGAAAGGCCTGTTTGTCTGCCTCGACTTGTGCCCCAAGCTCTACATTACGAGAAGGATCTAGCCTCTCCCCCCAGCTCTCTGGCATTCCACCAGGCTTTAATCCAAACCCAGACGAAACATCCGCCCCGATATCTAAAATATCGCTTCCATACTCTCTTGCTCCATGCCATAACATACCGCCTATTCCGCCCTGCTCGTAGGCCTCTTTCAATTCTCCGATTCTCTGAATCTCCTCAACCGCAGCACGGCGAGGATATTCCATAGCAGCCTGTGCCGGCTTGCTCTGGAGAATAGGCGCAAGATATTTGCCCGCCAAATTCATTCCCGTCTGGGGAATAGGCCGGGCTTGTCGTTCTTCCCTCTGCCGCCGTTGTTCTGCCATCTGGCGTAGTTTTTCTCTTTGTTCTTCGCTAGGCATTAATAAAAGATGAACCTCGTTCTTGGATTAGTAAACTGCTGTGTGACTCCCCTCTCGAATTGCGGTAGCTGACCATATCTCTTAGTCCACGGATCTGTTTCCAGATAGTCCATGAATGTAGCAGGGGGTTGACCCTGGCGGAATGATCTGCCAATTTCACCAAGATAATCACCATAAACATCCTGATATGCCCTTTGCATATAGCGACTGCGACGTGGGCTTTGGCTTCCAAAGGCTTCTCCGGCAGGCGAACTAAAGTATGCCGCCTGTGGAAGCTGGGCTAAAACCATTTGCCCAACCGCCGGCGATAATGATCCCCAGCCACCACCCGCTAGGTAGTCTGTAAATGCATCACCATTAGCCATGATTAACTCCTATCCATAAAGTTGAGACAGTGCAGTGCTTGCATCAGTTCCGCCACCTGTCTGTGTCAGGAAGTAATTCAAGAAATTACCCATTGGGTTCTGGCCCACATATGCATCATATAATTCATTCAAGACACCCCCCATAGCCTGTCCAACAACACCCCCATAAAGGCCACCGCCCGGTCGTTGTAATGCCAAGAGATTCGCTAGGCCAAGCCTGTTTTCCCTTGCGCCCTGCCCGCTTGCATATAGTTCCCTAAACAGGGTAGCTTCTTCCGGGCTAATGGTTCTTGGTACCGCGGGCCCTGGAGATACACCAGCACCAGGCACGGGCTCACCAATGCCTGTTAGATACTCTAGAAAGCCACCAGGCCCTGTGCCCTCCGGCATTTGACTGATGCGACCAATCTCCCCCGCTAAAGAGCGTAAGTCTGTTGGAGTCGCGCCAGTATATCCACCCATAAAATCAGCAAAGCTACCACCAAACCCGGTCTGTGTACCGAATCTTGGTGTGCCTCCACCAAAGCCACCCAGATAATATTGCTGTAGTAGAGGTGACTGCAAGCCATACAGTGCGTTACGCATCACAGACCCTGGCGCAGTCCTGCGTGTAGCAAATTGTCTAAACCGTTCTGCCGGAGTAAACGCTGTTTCCCCTAGCCAGTCTGTATCTATCCCCCCTATACCTGCAAATAAATCTTCCATCGATGCATCGTTGCCATTGGGCATGTTGAACCTCCTAATATGGTCTTTCCTTCATAAAGGTAACTAAAAATTCCTCTCGTGTTTTACCTGCTGCTTCCCAGTTTTTAAGGTTGTCTGCCATCTGCTCCCGCATTCTTTGCTTTAACCAGGGCTCTGCATCAGGCGGTAAGTTATAGTCTGCCACCAGTCTCGCTGTTCTTCTAGCCGAACCAGAGCTATCGGGATCCATAAACAGCATTCTTTGATACTGAGTATTCGCATCCATTTCTTCACCCAAGATATCCTCATACGTTACGCCCATAAACTGGGACATGTTGTCTCGTAAGTTTTCTGCCGCATCAAAGAACATCCCTCGTCTATTCCTTGGATTATCCATAAACTGATTAGCCCAGTTTGTAAAGTGGTCGTGTTCTTGTGTCAGGTCTTCATCTATATATTGTGGTAGTTTAACTCCTTCTACTATCTGGTAATTAACACCTTTTGCTGGGTTGTCTCCTGGCCGACCCTCTGTATCCCAGGGTTCGGTTAAGTAATACAGCATTTCCGCTTCTGCATATAATTCCGGAAGCTTCTGTCGATAATCATATCGGCCTGATCCTTCTCTCTGATTAAACGCATTCAAGAACCTAGTGTAATAATCAGGGTATCCTGGACCGTAGGCCTCTTCTTTTGGCTTTGCCCAAATTTTGTCCCACATTGGGTCTAATCCTTCTTCCATTAACGCCTCTTCTTCTGTGGGCGTGAATCTTCCTTTAGGCATAGTCCCGCTTGCTTGCATAAGATCACGGTCTACTGCCCTTAATCGGTCATATGGAGTGCTATCTAGTGGGTGACCCAGCATTTGTTCTTGCGGACTGAGTTCGTCTGGTTCCAACCCTTCTTCCATTAACGCCTCTGCATCCCAATCGCCAGCCGAACCCGGCATAAAGTATGGTTTGTATTTATCCTGATCCGCGTCACCTAAATAAATATTGGACGGTATGTCTTGTTTCCATGACTCTACTGGCAAGGAAGTTGCCAGGCGGGGTGTGGGCTGCATAGTTGCAGTAACATCTTTGGATTCCTGATCCATAGAAAACTGTACAGCATCCACGGCATTTTGCCACGTCTGCATACTATTCCATTTATTGGGGTCAGCTGCACCACCGCTTATTTTGTTGCGATAATCCTCGAGCCACTCGTTCACCATGCCCATGTCTAGCTCTCCGGTCTGATAGTTACGCTCGTCTCCTATATATGCCTTCAGCGCGGCTGGGCCTTCATCTTTCAGAATATCATCTAAGACCCGGAAGTATTCTCGAGTCATTGCCTTGTCTTCTAGTTCCATAAACTTATTATTGGTTTGCTCGCTTACTCCCTGGCCTAACGTATGCTCCCAGGCTGCTTTGTTCCCCAGTTGGTTTAACTGCCAATTATCCCCGGCAGTGGTAATGCTATCTGTTATGGCGTCACCGATACCTTCTCCGATTGCCATTGTCCCCTCGCCTTGTGCCACCACACCCTCACCCAGTGGAGAGAACACGTTTTCCCCAAGCCAGTCACCAACGCCACTGAATATGTTTTTAATATCTGCTAGGAGGCCCCGGTCTTCAGCCTCGTCTTCAATCCTGTCAACAGCTCCGGTAAATGCCGGATGGTTAGAAATAGCATTTGCTTCATCAAAGAGGCCTTCGTCGTTGGTATTGAAGCCCACCTCGACAGCAGGAAATTCCTCAAGGAGACTGGCAATGTCTGGGACATCAAGCCCTGGACCCCAGGGTGTTAACATCCCTGTTACTCCAGCAAGAGCTGCCGGGTCGGCAGATCCTGCCATTTCAATCTGATATGCGGCTTTCTCGACGGCAAACTCATCATCTTCATAAGCGGACGCCATATCATAATCTTCCATATGGCCCAGCATAGTATTGCCGAAATCTTCCATTGATTCCTCAAATGTCTTATCACCGTAGTACATATCCCAGAAAACATTCGCTGGGCCTCCCGTCCATATACTCGCAGCCAACTCAGGAATTCTATTTAAATGACTACGCTGCTCCATTTATGGCCCTCCTTGTGCGCCAGGTCTCGGAGTGCCCGGCGGTACTAGTGGTCCTGCTTGTGGCGTAGGAGCTGGAGGGGGTACGCCCATCATGGCATTAGGCATTACTTCTGGTCGGGTAGTCGGTGGTCCCCCGGGAGGTCCGGTCGGGGAAGGGGGTCCGCCCGGTCCGGGGGGTCCCCCCGGTCCTGGGGGTCCACCGGCCTGCATTGCCATTTGTTGCTGCATCGCCTGTGCCGCTTGTCGCTTCTGCATGATCACGTTCATCAATTCTCCTGTATAAAAATCAACGAGATCTGGACGCCCTTGACGCTCACATGCCTGGAGTAGCGTCCACAATCCTGCTTCCGGCAGCATTCTTTCCGCCAGCTGTTCCTTAATAGAGTCATCCATTTGATCGGCGTCTTGTATAGCCAGAATTCTATCTCTGATTGCACGGTCTGACAAG